AGGCGCATCAGATGATACTATGTCCTACAATGCAGAGCGTCTTGCCCGTTATGAGTTTGACCACAGCAGTGAGTATGATCGTGGTTGGGGTGCAAACGACGAAGAGGCACTCCGTGAGTATTGGTTGCATGAGTCGTTTATTAAAACGGATTATGACGAGGATGGCATTGCTGAACTTCGCAAGGTGTGCAGTGTTGGCAACTACGTCTTTGCAAACGAAGAGGTAGACAAGAAGCCGTTTGTATCTATCACCCCGATTAAGATTCCGCATAAGTTCTTTGGCCTGTCTGTTGCTGATCTTGTGATGGACTTGCAACTTATCAAGTCCACGCTGATGCGTAACCTGATGGACAACGCCTACAACCAGAACTTTGGTCGCTATGCTGTTCTTGAAGGTCAGGCGAATTTGGATGACCTTCTCACACAGAGGCCGGGCGGCGTGGTTCGTGTTAAATCGCCTAACGCAATTATGCCTTTGGCTACACCTCCGCTTGAGCCGTACTCATTCCAAATGCTTGAGTATCTCGATCAGGTGCGCGAATCCAGAAGCGGAGTCAACAAGAATACGCAGGGTATTAACGCAGACGCTCTGACAAGCCACACAACGGCTACAGCCGTTAATGCGGTGATGACCAATGCTCAGTCAAGGGTTGAGTTAATTGCCCGCCAGTTTGCGGAGACAGGCGTTAAAGAACTGATGCGTACCATCTACGAATTGCTGATTAAGTATCAGGACAAAGAGCGAGTAGTTATGTTACGCAACCAGTGGATTCCTGTACGTCCTGACGCTTGGAATGACAAGATGGACTGCACGGTATCTGTTGCTCTTGGCAACGGCTCTAAAGATCAGCAGATGGCTCACCTGTCCCAGATGATATCTTTTGCGGCACAAGCGATGCAGGGCGGTCTACCGATTGTCACACCACAGAATATGTACAATCTTGGTGCATCACTGGTTAAGGCTATGGGCTATCAGAATGTTGATGACTTCCTGACTCCTCCGCCTCCGCCGCAACCAGAACAGCCTAGCCCAGAACAGCAGATGGCTATGATGGAACAGCAGGCTAAGATGAAAGAACTTGAAATCAAGCAAGGTGAACTGCAAGTTAAGATGATGAAAGTTCAACAGGATGCACAAGAATCAGCGGTGGATGCACAATTAAAAGCCGCAGAACTTGCGCTAGAAAGAGAACAGAACAGGGGTGTGTTGATTGGTGGATAGAGAGAACAGAGCGAAGAACTTACTTAACGACCCACTATATAACGAAGCGTTTGACACACTAGCAGAAGAATTACATAACACTTGGTATAACTCAAGTGTGAAAGAAGTCGAGAGCCGAGAACAGGCTTGGCTCAGTTTGCGACTCCTTGAGCGACTACGCCTTCATCTAACCAGTATTGTTGAAACTGGAGAGATGGCTAAGAAACTTAAGGAATACCACATCTAAGGAGAATTTTATGGCGGATACCATTGACCCGCGCCCCGTTGTACCCGGCAGTGTTGCCGAAGCACAAAATGCTTTTTTAGGATTACTGGAACCTGAAGAGGAAAAACCACAAGCCGAAGAAAGCGCCCCTGCTGAAGATGTTGAAGAGTCTACTGAGGAAACTCAAGACGAACCATTGGAAGAGGATGTCCTTGAAGAAGAAGCCGAAGAGGAATCTGAGGAAGAATCTGAAGAGGAAGAGTTTGACGAAGATGAGCAAGAAGAGGTTGAAGAAGTCTATTCCGTTAAAGTTGACGGAGAAGAGATGGAAGTCAATCTTGACGAACTTATTAAAGGGTACTCCCGACAGTCGGACTATACTCGCAAAACGCAAGAACTTGCAAGCGAAAGAAATAAGATGGTCGAACTGCAACAGCAGTGGGCTAACGAAATTTCTCAAGCACAGGCGGAGCGTCAGCAATACATAGATGCACTTGGACAATTTGTATTAAACTCACAAACTGCTCTAGATAGGTTTCAAAATGTTAATTGGGAAGAACTGCGTAGAACAGACCCAATTGCTTTTGTAACAAAAAAGGAAGAGTTTCGGGAAGCGCAAGAAAGTGTTCAGCAAGCGCAAGCAGAACAAGTTGCGGCCCAACAGAAACAACAAGAAGAATTTTCCAGAATTAGAGAACTGGCTGTTCAGGAAGAATACAAGCGACTCGTAGAGGCTGTACCTGAATGGGGTGACTCAGACAAACGAGGAAAGATTGCTTCTGAACTTTCATCTTATGCTGTCGAGCAGGGCTTTACACAAGAAGAACTTAAAAGTCTTATAGATCATAGGTCTTTGATCGTTCTTATGAAGGCGCAGAAATATGATGCACTTCAAAAGTCAGATGTTAAAGCCAAGAAGATTAAGAACAAACCCAAAGTGGTGCGGTCAGGCAAAGGTAGTAACAAAAAGCAAGACACCGCAAGATCAAAACGTATTGCATCCATGAAGCGTCTTAAACAGTCTGGCAAGCCAGAAGATGCGGCTAGTCTGTTTGAGGATTTTGTAGAACTTTAATATAGGAGGCTAACATGGCCGCAACTACTAACACGCGGGAGACTTACGGAGCCGTAGGCATCCGAGAAGACCTCTCCGACATTATCTATAACATTAGTCCGATGGACACGCCGTTTATGAACGGTGTTGGCAAAGGCTCTGCTGACAACACTTTGTTTGAGTGGCAGACCGATGAACTGCAAGCCGCCGCCGCTAACCGTCAGGTCGAAGGTGACAACCCCGATCCGATTGCTGTCAGCGAGCCGCGTCGTTTGCAGAACTACACGCAGATCAGTTACAAAACTGTGATGACGAGTGGAACTGCGGAAGCCGTTGACTTTGCTGGTCGCCGTTCTTCGCAGGCTTACCAACTGGCAAAACGCGCTAAAGAAATCAAGCGTGATATGGAGAAGATGCTTCTCGATAACACCGTGAAATCTGCTGGTGCGGCTATTGGTGGCCCTGCGGCGGCTCGTGCCACGGGTGCGTTTAACTCTTGGATCGGAACTGCATCGACCAGTACGTCTAACATCATTGATGGTAGCGCCTCACCTGTTGCTGGTCTTGCTAACGCTGGTTCTGGTTCACCTGCTGTTGGCTACCCTGACGGTGGTACGGTTGCTTCTGCATCTGGCCCTGCCGTTTCCCTTACCCTTGACATGATTAACCTTGCGGTTTCCCGTGTCTGGGATTTGGGCGGTACGCCTGATGTGATGATGTGTTCTGGCGCTCTGAAGCAAACCATTTCTGGTCTTGGTGCTTCGGTTGTTGCAGACCTTCAGAAGAACATTGGCGATAGCGCGGCTACTGCGGTTAACGCGGTTGACGTTCTGGTGACGGACTTTGGTACGTTCAAAATCGTGCCGAACCGTTTCTGCCTTGCCAACCAAGTGTACATCATTGACTACGATCTGTGGTCGATTGATTACCTGCGTCCATTCAAGACCGAAACCCTGTCGAAAACTGGCGACAACATCAAACAGATGATGATTGCTGAGTACGGGCTTCGTGCTAAAAATGGAAACGGCAACGGGTTGATTGTCGGCGTTAAGTAAGGAGTAAGGTGATGGGGGCTTCGGCCCCCTGATCCCTTTATGTTTTTATACAATTCTATACCAACAGTAGTTGTACAGGATAACGTAGCATCCCCGCAAGAATGTCAGTATCTAATTAATCTTGCAGAAAGAATTGGCTTACAAAAAAATAAAGTCAACGGAAAAGGAAAGCAAACAGAAGACGACAAAATTAGAACTAGCGAAGGAGTTTTTATACCTTCTGGTTCTGACCAGACATTAGATGAAATAGTAGAAAGGTTATCAGCAATAGCAAGAGTTCCATCTTCTAGGGCAGAACCAATTACTATACAAAGATACATTGTAGGGCAAGAGTACAAGCCACACTGGGACGCTTGGCCTACTGATGCAAAGGTCGAGCAACCTCCTGAGTTAGAGGATGCTGGCAATAGGAGCGTAACCCTGCTTCTTTATCTGAACGATTCAGACGGTGGGTCTACTGGATTTCCAAATCTAGGTTTTGTAGTTCAAGCAATGCAAGGACGAATACTTATGTTTGGCAATCTTGATGAAAACAAAGAGCCTCACCCCCTATCATTGCATATGGGTATGTCTCCAGACAGCGGAGAAAAGTGGGTGATGACAATCTGGTTTAGAGAGCATGAGTACAAAAAAGGAATTACGAGAAGCATTAAAAGCAAAAGAACCAAAAAAACCAAAAGCAAAACAACCTAAGCCATTGCAAGAAAGAATGGCAGAAATTTGCAGAGGAGAGAACAAGAGATACCATGTCTAAGAAATCAGCGGAGCGGTGGCAAAAGTTTATTCCAGAAGATGACGGCGGATTTACGCTAGAAACTTACCAAGATGTTTCATCTATTCTGGAAAAAAACAAGATTGATTACAACAACTACGGAGACAAAAAGACTCCGGGTAAGATGGGTGAAGGTATACGAGTAGCGTCTATTCCTATTAACGTATGGGAACAATGGATGAAAGATACCAACGGTATGATTCAAAAAGACAGTAACCTACTTAAGAAATACCTCAACGACCCTGATAACAAATACTTTAGGACAACTCCTACGAGGATTTAATTATGTGGCTATACCAACCTACATTCACTGGTAATAACCAATTGCCTATCATTAACAACCGAGTATGGTTTGCAAGTAAGAACAGTTAATGGCTATATCTAACTACAGCGAATTACAAACTGCGGTAGCAAACTGGCTAGATCGTGACGATCTGGCGGCAAGAATACCTGAGTTTATTTCATTATGTGAGGCGCGGTTTAACCGTTCTTTACGAATTCGCGCTATGGAAACACTTGATACCTCTGTCACTACGACTGCTGGCACTAGCACGATTGCATTACCTGCTGGTTATGTGCAAATGCGGGATGTGCATTTAATTGCCAATCCACTAGTACAAATACAGTATGTAACCCCAGAGATTATTAATAGGATATATGCGGGAAGTTTATCAGGTAGGCCAGAAGTTTACACTATTATTGGAGATACCATTAAGTTTGGCCCAACGC